TCAAGCACTTAAAGCGGTTTTAGAATTGTCGTTGGCAGGAATTTGGCAGGACAATCGCTTATGAGTGCGGATACGGTGACAGTTAGAGCAAACGAGGTCGCATTTTGCAATCTCGGCCTTAATTTTCACCCACGATGCACGACGGTACAACAGTGCAATCCCGTAGGTCTTTGGGTGATCGCCGCGATGGTCGTAGTCCATGACGTAAAAAGGGTAAAACTCTCGGCAGTCGGTGCAGGGACTTGCTTCCTTCTGTGCCTGAATCCACCGTCGGAACATGTCTTGTCGAGCGCGAGCGGCAGCGACAAATTTGACCCGGTTTTTAACGTAGTAGGCGTGTCGTCTTTTCTTCGCCTCCTCTAAGCCCAAGTAGCCGAACGCCATATCTTCCCAGTGTAACACATGAATGGGAAGGAGGGTGTGGACAGCCGCCGCAAGCTCCGCTCCGGCGCACCGGCCGCCGCTGCCCCTGTGTGGGCTGGGGGAAATGTGAAGGGAACGGTAACCAAAGCGCGGAACGTATGCCAAAAATGACGTTCAGCGTGGGGGCGGAAACCATTCGTTAACCAAGCTGGGCCTAGATTCATAACAAGAAAAGGCCCCGGGAGGTGTCCCGAGGCCCTTCCTGTGACGAAAGAAGAACTGCTTAATCGCTGTGGAAGGCTTCGAGCAGCTCAACTATCGCCCATACGACGGCGATAAACGCTTTTATGATCGTGTAGCTCAAAGGGTCCTCCTTTTGGGTTACACGCCATACTCGCTATAATGTGTTTAACAGATCCCTACCGTCAGAGGGTTTTCCCCGACGGTTTGTGCCAATTTAGCGCAACTCCCCCAGAAGTTCTCAATGGTTGAAGGCGGTTAGACGGCTTTTGTATGCCGTGAAGATTCTTTTTCAAGCAGCGGTTTTGCGGCTTGAGTGGTCATTTAATACCGCTGCGAGGCTGTTGAGTGTCAATCAAACAGCAAGGAGCCGGGCCAGGATAGCGTGTAACGACATGGGAATCTTCGTTTGAACTTTCTAGGGAGTCAGTTGGTTTTTGATTTCTGCGAGGCGAACAGACCCTTGAATGAGCTGTGACAGCGTGAGCGAGGGTCGAACACTATACATTGTGCGACGTGTTAATCAGTCCACGTTACCAGTCGCGATGAATTCCTTTGCATACGTTTGCGGCACGTTCCGGCCGTCCCAAAGGACGTGTACACCTCCTGTTCGGGAGTACCCTATTATATGTCCGTATCGCTGTCGGCCATGTTGTCGTAGCTCTATGAGCCCCTGATTGCTGAATTGGCAACGAATGTGGAGAGGACTTTTTTTCTCGTGCTTGGCTCGGACCGCCCTGTCTCTCCAAGCAGCAAGACAAGCTTTATTGTTTTCGTTCCAGAACGAGTAAAAATCCTGGCCCACGGCTTCTTTGAAGTCATCGCTGGTGATTTCTTTAGCATTGCAAGCGACTGCGAGAGACAAATTGAGTTCGGCGTCGCTCATGTCCTCTGTGTTTTTGTCATCGAGAGGAATGCGAGGCGACGGGACGGGTAGCAGTTCTCCGTTTTTCCGCATCTGCGCTATTTCGTCGGGTGACTTCAGGAGGACTTCTAATGGGTCGTTCGTCATAATATTGAAGAGTTAAATGGTAATTTCTGAATGTCGCACAACACAGAATGCGCGACCTAGTGATTGACGACTGAGCTGATAAAGATTTTAAGGGTGCGGCCGTCGTCTTGTAGCTGTAGTTCAACCTTGGCCGTTTTCTCCCAAAACACATAAGCGCGGCCACCCCCGTCTTCTAGAGATTTGGTGTGGTCTATTACTTCAACGCGATTTACCTTCTCGGTGTTCATACGGTCATTGCTAATGGTAATTATGCTCAAGGAGCGGTTCGGCGAGTATGCGATCAGGTGCTTTAGCTGACGGCACCTCAATGGCATAACACTCAAACGCTTTTGAGCCTGCGTATTTCTTTTTGCCGATGCTGAAGATGTTTATTCCGGCCTGTCTGATTTCAGTGATGCGACCGCTCGGGCACGTTATTCCAGTGTCTCTCTGAATGTCTTTTGTGGTGCAGCCGCGGTGTCGGAAGATGTAGTTGGCGACTTTGCGCTGTTGGTTGGTCAACTCCATAAATCAATTCGTTAGGCCGCTAAAGAATTCCTCAGCGGTCTTCCCCTCTGCGAGGTGGTCGATGAAGCGGTGCCAAGCCCCGCGCCAAGTGCGGTCTTGATGTACCGTGAGAAGTTCTCCGTTCACACCCTCATTTGTCGCGCCACACCAGCACATGGGCATTTCTAATTCGTGCGGCGGAGTTTCGTGATAAGAGTTGTACCACCCCCGCGCCTTACCGAGTGCTTGGAAAAATGCAGGGTCAAGAAGGTCGGGGTTGGATATGACGGTGGTGTTGAGAACGAATTTGGGCTGTTTGCGCTCCCATCCGTGAGCGAGAGCGTCGTCAATTGCTTTAGTTAAGTGTGGCATATATTGTTATGTTGCGATGGCATTTACGACAGAGCGTGCGACCGTTGGCGATATCCCATAGCCGTTCACACGCCATTGCTGCTTCGTAGGTAGTAATTCGTTCTTCATCAATGATTGTGGCGAAGCGAACCGGAAAGTGGTCTGCTTCAAGATACGCTCCGCGTACAGAGCATTTTTGACACGTGTAATCGTCTCTTCGGAATATGTCTTTGACCCATTGCTTGTATCTTGCGCATCGGCGCACAGCCATATTAAGCGTTGCACGCCCTCCCTTGTAATTCCAAGGTCGGCGGCCAACCCACTTTGACTGAGATGTTCTGAGTCTGCTGCGAGCTTCTGTATCGCTGAGGATACGGCCGTGGCGTCGAAGGTGGTGGTAGTGGCGGTCGCAGACGACGTGCCCGTTGTGCTGGAATATACGTCGGTTAGAAGTCGGGCAAGCCTCACATTTTCGTATTGGCGCAATACGTTTTCCTTTATTCCACGGAACCACTGCCTAATGATATCGCGTTTAGGGAAAGCCGCAATCTTCTCCACCGCCTCTTTGATTGCTTGTTCGATGTGGATCATACGTTATATCGAAGTTTACGGGCCTCTCTTTTCGCTTGTTGGTGTGAAGTGGCTTTTAGAAGATACACGAGTTTATCTGGGCGATTTCCACCCTGTGGTTCAACCACCCACCATTCTCCTTTGTTGTTGTGCATTAGGGCGTAGCTCATACCTCCTCTTCCTTTAATTTGTTAACGAGGTCCGGCTTGCGATGGTGCTGCCCGTGATGCCGCGAGCATAACCATAAGACGTGTAGCGGCTTAGAATAGTCGTTGTGATGGCCTTGGGATTTTCTGTTGCCGCATTTAATGCAAGGCTTCCTCGTTACTCGACCATCTCTGACGGCGTTTTGTAATGTGTAACGTGCCCTGTATTTAAGAGGGTTGCTCGCGCGTTCCCTTCTTGCTCGATCGGTGTAGTAGTTCGGATTTTCAATAATCAGTTTGCGACGGTTCTGCCGTTTTTTCTCAAGGTTATAAGTAATGCGCTTCCTGAGACGTGAAGTGGCGGCGTGACATTCTTTGCAACGTTTGTCGAAGCCGGTTCTGTTTGAGCGGCTACGGTAGAATTCTGTTTCAAGTTGTTTTTTCTTTAGGCATAAGCGGCAGGTCTGAAGCGTCATACGCCTTTAGAGATTAGGGAGCGGATACGAGCGATGGTTTCGCCGTCATTGGCATATTCGTACTTTTTATCTAATGCCGCCAATATCCTGGTGCGTTCTTCTTTTATACCTTGTGCGAAACGCATTTCGGTAAAATCAATCCATGGCTTCTCGTCAAGTGCTTCTTTCGCTCCTTCCTCCCGTGCCTTAGAGAGAAGGGAGGAGATGAAGGATTTCAAGTCTCGAATAATGTTAGGGCCGAAGTAGGTGAACAGGTCATCAAACTCCTTCTCCCAGCTTTCTTGGTGGGGGGAGCCGTGAACAGGGCAAGTGTCGCCGTGGCATCCTGCGTCGCAACATTTCTTCTCGTGGCAGGGGCAGATACAATTTTGATTATCTGGGGTCAGACCTTTTGTTACGTGCCAATTTGCGCACTTCTCACAGCATGTAGTGGTCATAGGTTAATGAGGTAAATATCCCGCAGCAATTGGATCGGGCAGCGGGACGTTGGTAAGCGCACAGATTCTGTCCAGGTATTCGGTGAAGTCGTTCTTGCTCAAGTCTGTCGTCGATGCGGGAAGTTTGATTTCCTCCCCGCGTATCGTCTTGAAGACAGGCGGCAACAATTTCCGCTTGAAGAACTCGTGCAAGTCGTCGGCGTTGTCGCCAGTCTCGATCGCTATGACGCTCAGGTACGTCCAGTAGTAAGCATTTTGAGAATGCGAGCGGGATGGCTTGTCCTCTTCAATGATGATGCGGAGGCCGTCGTGGTCGCGTTTCCACTGCTGGAAGCGGACCGCTGCGGCGGGTGTCGGAAATTCAAGCACTCCGTTCTTGATGGTCGCGCGGAAGGCCATATGTCGTCAAAAAGGTATGTCGTCTGGATTAATGTCGGCCGTCGGCGCTTCCTCTTGGTGTGTGCCGTGCTGCGTGTCGCTCCGTGCGTCGTCCTTTTTCCAAGTGTTCAAAGCGAGGTACAGCTTGGCGTCACGGCCTTCTTTGAGGTCGAGCTTCACAAATCCTTTCGCGTCTAGATGCTGTTGCGCCCATTCAGTGAATGTTGCGAGGTGAACTGATAGATTTCCTTTTATGAATTGTGGAGCCCGTTCGTGGGGCGGCCAGAGTCTCATGCCTTCGGGGAAGATTTGTTCAGACATATTATTTTGCGGGTGTTTCCTTTGTAATTCTGCCTTGTAATCGTTCGTTGGCGATGAGTGCGTCTTGCATGTACTTCGGGTATTTATCGAAGTGCGGATGTATTTTGTAGAGATGGGCGAATTCCATCTGTTTAAGCATTTCTGCGAAGTCGAAGTCGGCCATATTATTGTTCGGCTGCTGCCTCCTTAGCTTCTAATTGCGCCGCCAGCGTTTCGGCTATCGCAGGGAGATTTTCGTCGGTGAGATGTAATTTTGTCTTCTCGAATACAGCCGCAGTCGCTTCGTTTTTCGTTGCGTTGGCTTTCATGCCGAGGGCTTTTAAGAGGAACCATACACGCTCCTTCTGCACGTCTAACTCGCTGGGTGCGTCCTTCTTCGCAGCGGCGGGTTTCGAGCCTCCTTGAGCAGTTTTAGCGGTCACAGGGGCCTTAGAAGCCTCGTTGCCGTCGTCATCATCCTCAGTTGCAAGCCCAAGCATTGCGGCCAGTGCGTAGCGGCGGTGGTAGGTGTATGCGCTGCCCTGTCCTTGGGGATCTTCCTTCGCTAGTTTTAAGTTGGCGGTCGCCTTCATCCACTCGCCGGAAGGTGAGTGTAAGAGGATGGTCGTAAGGCCGTCGCCGTCTGGAAACTGCGAGAATGCAAGTCCGCGGCTCGCAAGCGGAATGCGGATGGTTTCGATGATGTTGTCGAGGCTTGCAAACTTGGAGTGGAAGTGCGGGTTGGTCGCGTCCTTGGTGATCGTAATCGTCAGCTCATGAAATTCTTTGAGAGCCTTGGCGATGTTCTTAATCTCTAGTGATGTCTCCATACATGATGTGATTAGTTTTCTAGGCGAGAGTAATCCGCTGGCGGCTCTCCATCGTCCTGTCCGGGGATGTAGTCTCCTAGTCCGGTTATCTGGTCGATCTCTCTCCAGGCGGCATCGCCTTTGCGTTTCGTCTTTCGGAAATCAAGTTCAATGATGAACTCTTCTGCGCGGGTTCTTTCTTCCTGAGTGAGTTCTTTCTTTTCAATGAGGTTCATACGGGATGTTGTTTAGAGCGAGCCGCGAACATATTGCTGCGGCGGGCTGGTAAGAAGTCTTTTGGTTTCAGTCCGGTGATGATTGAGAACCAGTGGCTCTCAGGCCGTGGCTGGTAGGGCAGCGGTCGGACCGTAATCTGCCCTCTTAAAGGGTCAAACATACAGCGCGGTTGATGCGATTAATCCCGTGATGAGCATGACGCTGATAGGGTTGGTTGATCGTGCGGCGTCCTTCTTGCGAGCCTTCTCGGCCTCGCGGTCTTTCTTGGCTTGTAGGGTGCGCTTTGAATCAGATGAGTAGCGGCGCAATTCGTCGGTGGTGATGGGTGACATCTCTTCGACGACTTGTTTGAAGTCTAGTTCGTGTTTCATATTTGATGGTTGTTTATTCCTCGGCCTCGCGCGCCTTGTGGGTACGCGAGACAGAAGACACAAGGCTTGTAATTGTGAGATGCGCGGGCGGCTGGTCGAGACCGGAGAGCTGCTCCGATAAGGAATTAAACCTCTACGCCTCATGCGACCAGTCCGCACACCTCTCCGAAATCAGAGTACTCGCCTATGGCTGGCTCTGGTGTCGGTTTTAAGTTTTCAATGAGCTAGGAAGAGCGGAGTTGTGTCCTGAGTTTAGGCATCACTGCTTTCGCAGGCTAGGCCGAGAGGTTTCCACCGCTGCTTCCTAATATGTATTGTCTCACGCCAAGCGTTCGGCGCAAGGGGTTTATCCACACCACTCCGGTTCGGCGTCGAAACGTGCTTTTGTCAAGGGCTTCTGTTTATTTGCCGCTTGTTCGCGCCGTGTAGCCCAACGGCAGTTGCTAGGCTTGTAGTCGCCGTTCACGTTCTTACGGTCGAGTGAAGTGTTTGCTTCCCCGAAGTCTTGGACATGCATGCGATAGCTGAGGTACATATCGCGGCAAAAATTGTTGTAGGTTCTCCATCGTTTGCAGAGCTTAATGCCACGGGCTCCGTAATACGGATAAGCTGAATTCTTCTTTGTGTTGCAACGGCGTTTGATGCCTCGCCAGATGTCTTGAAAGCGACGGCAGGTCTTAGATGGCACTAGGCTAGTCGTCATGCATTCGAGGAGTGTAGGCGCTTCAGCCTCTTGATCTCGTTCGTCTTGATAGCGCCCAAGGTGCCTATGGCCTTCATATGTTTCTTGGTCTTGAATTTCTTCGCTCGCTTCTTCCAAGAGAGCTTGCCGAGTTGGGAGGCGGGAGAGGTCATGAAGTCTTTGAGAGAAGTTTTTTAATTCGGGCGAATGCGCGACGGCTTTCGTCCACTGGTATTTTGGCGTTAAATTGCCCTGCCATAAAGTTTCCAAAACACACGAGGTCAAATATCTCGTCAGGCTTTTTCATTCTGTCTAACTGTTTCCAAGCCGCCATTCTTTCCATTCGGCAAGTCTACCAAACGTTCGCTGACGCGCAACGTCATGGTGGGGACAGGCGACAATGCCCTTCACAGTTCCCCCAGCCTCCTAGCTAGACAGTGATAAAATCAGGCGGGTGGTTCTTTGTTTACGGCGGGCGGCCTGCACGCAGATCCTGTCCAGCGATGCGGGGTAAATACGTGCCGTCGACTGCCCGCCAATGCAATGAACAAGTTATATGTCGGATTTTCAAAAAGTGTCGAGTTGCCCAAAGGCTCGTTTCTTTTCATTGATGATGAGGTGCCGAGGCATCCAAAGGCGAAAGTGTTTGACCCGCTAAAGCACAGCTTCAATCCGCTCAAGGGGCTCGATAAGAAGAAAGCGCGGGAGCTGGCGGATGTGCTCTACACGGTCTCACCCCAGGGCGAAAATACGCTTACTGTAAGGAATGGGCGTCGTGCGCTTGCAGAGGCGTTGGCGGGAGCGAAACGGCTCGATGAGATTCGGGTCCGGAGCGATGTGAAAGGTGTGAAGGAAGAAGTCGAGGGAATGATAAGCGAGCTGCTTTTCACGGATGTGCTGAGGAGTGCTCTCTGCTCGGGCAGCGATTTTGCATTCACTGGAAAGAACACGAAAGTGTTCGCGAGGATCAACCGGGCAGAGTTGGGAGAGTTCGATTCGCTGGTCCTGGGTCTCTTCCTGATGGCACACTTCAAGGGGCAGATCGTCGTACCGGACTTCGGCTTCTACGGCCGGGAAGCGCATGTGAGTTTGATTCGGGAAGGCCGGCTGATCGCGGGCGTAAATTCGCTGAGCGAGTTGCCGCCGAAATTGCGACAGAGTGTGCTGCTGATCGAGGACAAAGTTGCGGGCGGGACGACGTTGGAAGATGCGGAAATGCTCGCAGCGTATGCGAGGCTGGCTCGCGGGACAAACGGGTTCAATGAGTTCGTGCAGGATGCGATTGCGTAGCGAAGGATAAAGGACGCGCCTCCGGGCGTGTCGTTTATATCTTCGCCTACACTGATGCAGGAAACGGACGCCGCTTGCGGTGTCCCGTTTCTCTCCCGCTGCCAGTGTCCGTTATCGTCTGCGCCGCAAGCGTCCTATTAGGCTGTTCACTGGCTTTGGCTGGTCGGTGTCAGGAACGTAGCCAGGACAAGGGCACCGGGGTTGTTCGCACCGTCCGCGGATGCGCTGGACTTTCCAGTTATGGTCTGCGCCTGAGTGTCGGCAGTTCTTGCAGGCGGGCATGTTAAAAGCGGACAGTCGGATTCTTGGTTTCGATTTTCAAATGGTTGAAGATGTCCTCGAATAATTGCGCTGGAATGCGACTGCGCTCCATGTCGCCTTTGAGACCTTGCGTTCCCGTTTTTGCTCCGCGCGGAGCTGCTTCGTGGCATGGGTCCCCGTTCGCGCACACCTCTCGCGGAACCCACCAATCAGCATTCGTCCAGATGTCGGTCGGCTTCATCCGAGTGTCGCCGTACTGGCAATAGGTGACGGTGTGTCGAGTGAATCCTTCCATGAATGGCATCTTCCGGAGCTTGCCTCTTGGGTTTTCGATGAACCACCACGTAGGTTTTGTCTCTTCGATAAGAGCGAGCGTCTTTTGCGCGAGTGTCATCGCTAGACGTGCGCTGTCCGTCTTAGGCGTGTTGTCGTGGTTCCAGTTCCGCCCAATGGCTGCAACGCTAAACCCTTGGCATGGCGGCGAAGCCCACAAGATGTCCGGTCGGTCTGGAAGGTCAGTCGCCTGTACGTCCCGCATGTCTTTGCAGAGGTCGGGCCTGAATTGGAAGCTGTTGTCTACCGTGAAGGTCGAGTGCCCGAGTGCCGCCGCTACTTTGCTGAACGATTTGGTTCCGCAGAACAGTTCGATGGTTTTGATACGCGGTTCGCGCTACGCCTACAGGCACAGAGCGTACTAGCTGCTAATAACTCATTGTCTCATCCCCGGTGCTACTGTCCACTTCCGGTCACGGACAAACGGTGGCGTAGTTGAGCCAAGAACCGTCCGGACGGCTAAAGGACGTGACGAGGACTATTGGACGGTACTCCGTTCAATAGCCCGCAAGGCATGCTCCTTCTAGACGGCGGACGGTTCTTGGGAGGAGTGCCGGCCGTCCCTCATGCTCCCTGCAGCCGGCGATCCCCGGTGGCCGCTACAGCCCGTAGGGAGCTGTCAGGAGCCGTAGGTGGATTGTCGACTGTCGACTGTCGACTGTGGCGCTGTAGGTGTCATGTGAAACGCCTGGGGCGGGCTGTGGCCGCTACCATCCTTTAGCGGGTGCTGTGAGATCGACAAGAGCTTCCGGCCAGTCTGGGTAGGTACACGGAATAAAGGGTCTGTCGGCTGTATATTTGGTGAGATTGCAGCGTGGACATGTGAACTGAATATTGCCGGGGCTGTTGGAGCCACCACGGGAAAGGGGCTTGATGTGATCGAGATGGAAGTCTCGGTGGACCAAGGAGTGGCAGTAGGGGCAGCGGTACCGCTGTGCCCTGATGATGGTCCAGAGCTGCTCTACTGTGACGGTCTGGCCGGGGGTGCGGAAGTTTGCGGTCTTCTTGGCATGTCGTAGGCGTTTGTGGATTGCCCGTTTCAACGGGAACATATGCCTTCATTGTAGCACGGTCCGCCACTTGTTCGTCGTTGTCGCCCTCGGGCGGCACGACTAAATCATATTCGGCCCGAACCTCCAGAGCGATAGCGACGGGGGTGAGTGGTAAATGGGAGTCGTCCCCGGCAGGGGTCACGCGGATGCGGGAAGAGAATTCCCATTTAGAAAATGATTTAGTCGTGCCGATTGAGGCACGCGAACAAGTGGCGGAAATGTAGGTAAAACGCGCTTTCTAGCGCGGAATATGTAGAGTCCAGATATGGAGTCGTGGTGAGCGGTGCATTGAATAGGGTATTGTAGCAGTAGCAAGAGCTGTAGGTAGGCCTGATGCTAGGCCTCGTACCCCGGAGGGGAAAGCCGTTGGCTAAGGAACGCGCATACGCGAGCGGTGGGAACAAGTATTACGTCGTCGAGCGGTATGGGAAGCTCGCGGTAGAGAAGACGAGCTGGTGGCCAGGTAGGACCAGCGTCGGGAGCGCACACGATCTCGATGAGGCACTCGCGCTGATCAAAGCGGACTCGGGGTCAAGCAAGATCGAGACGCGGTAGGGAATTGGCGCGAGCGGCCGAAGCCGAAGGCCGAGACCAGAGGGCTCGGTTCACGAGGACGCGGTCCCATGAGGGACGCGCCGCCGTATGGTAGAATTGGGGGATGGAGGATGCTGACGAAAAGTATCTGGAAAAGAAGCTGGAACTGATACGGGCAGTGGTGACGGGATCGGTGCTAGGGGCGCATATATTCGGTGGGGAAGGAAAAGCATTGAGCATAGGAGAGATGACACGGCACGCGGCGGACAAGGCCATGGAACAGATAGAGAAGGACGTTCGGCAGATATGGAAGCACGCTCGTAGGAAGAGGTAGCGGGGTTATCCCCACTCGCTTCACGTCCGCTTCATGCGGCGTGGTACATTGTGGATATGCCTGTTTATTTCGGAACTGTCACTGTGCGAGAGCAGCGGAATTTCCGCTCTTCCCGCTCCGTAATAGGAGGCATCGACAAAGGACCCTGCTCGTAAGAGTGGGGTCTTCGTCGTTATTGAGGTTGGTTTGGAGGGGACATGCGCTATAGCCGCTGATGGGTCGCTCCCTTCGGTGTCCCCTCCCAGCCAATCTCAAAAAGCAGTTTTAGCCGCTTAGAAAACGGCTCCGTTCATTGACACAGTGCAAGAGTTCCTTCTGTTTATTCCCGTCATTAGGTCTGCGGCTCCTCGAAGCGCACACTCCCGAAGACATGCCCGCTTAATAAACTAGCAGCTAGATCCGTCGCGTTCTGAAGCTGTAAGATGTTCAAGTCGTGTCCTGCGTAGCAAGGCCGCTGAATCCGCACTGTCGTCAAGTACATAGCTTCCCTCCTAATTGAAACCAAGCGGGCTTTTGCTACCTGCGTGTCTTTTTGAGTGGTGTTTTGGGTTTCATTAAGCGCCTGACTTTCCGTATCCATTTCTTATCACTCCACATGGCCTCTAGTGAGGCTTCAAGGTTCCTGTGTGATAATGGTGGCATGGCAGAGAAGCAGCGCTACAGAGCAGCGTGTGGTCATCAATGCGGTCAACTCTATGAATGGGAAGGGTCAACGTATTGTCCCGCTTGTTGGACGAAAGAATTGGAGAGGGATGAGGCTAGTAGCCCACAAGAACCCCAATAGCACCGATGAGGATCAGGATGCCGGTCACGATGGCGGGGATTCCTAGTCCGAGCATTCCGAGGGCGAGCAATATCAGGCCGACAGCAAGTATCTTGGTTCCCATATTAGGCGTGGCCGATATTACCGACCGGGGTGACGACTTCCCCTTGTTTATCAGTAATGAGATTCTTGGCGAGGTAGCCGACCATTGCCGCAACTGCGGCGTTCAGAGCTGTGCCGCCGATTGCTCCCCAGTCTGCGGTGAAGATGTCAAAGCCCGGCTGCTGAAAGAATCCTACGATTGCGAATATTGCGGCTGCTAAGACTGCTGTTACGGCTCCTTTTACAAAATCGTTGACGTTCAATTTCCACATTCCTGATGGTTGTCCTGGTGTATCTGTCATAAGTTGTTTGATGATTGTCTTTTAATTTCGACCTTTCATTTGTTGGAGGTTGCGCAGCTTGTCCTGCAAGAGGGCTACGAGCTGCTGCATGGCTGCAAGCAGGCGGGTTTTGAGGGTTGTGATGTCGGGAGCGGATGGCGTTGCAGGTTCGGGTAGCTGGGCGCTGATGAAAATGCGGTAGCCGTAGTCGAACAAAGCGTAATTTGAAGCGAGTTTTTTTATCCAGTCCTGCTCGGGGTCTTGATAATTGTAATTGTCGAAGATGTAATATCTCGGGCTCTTGTAGAAAAGGAAGGCATGGTTCATCGGATAGGAGACGCGGGGATATTCGCCGTTCGGCGATGGGTCCGGCCAGGCATAGCCGCCGACACAAATCATGTCATCCTTTATCAAGTCGCCGAAATGGACCTGTTGCACCTGTTCGTAGTTAATGGTGAAGCGGCGGGAGAACTCTTGACCGAGGTCGCGCATCTGTTGCGTGATTTTTGAACGATCGTAGTACTCCTCGAATGACAGGCTCTTATCGAGCGGGAACATCGTTTTCGGAATGAGGCCGTAGTCTCGGATTGCCTGAAGGGGTGCCTTAAGCGAATTGCCTGCTTTCGTTGTGCCGGACAGTATTTCAATGAAGCGGTCTGAAAAATCTACCTTCCCGTCGGTGCCAATGTACTGTTCGAGGAATTTTAGGTTGGATGGGCTGAACAGGTTGTTTTTGTAACCGTAGGTGAAATCAGGAGCGAGCTTGTTGATGGGCGAGCGTGTGGCGCATCCGTAGGTGTCTGTAAGATTGGTCGCCTGTGCTTCGCCCGTTGGGAGGTACTGGTCTCGTATGTCTTGGGGGATGGAAAAAAGAGACGGTTGTGAGAAGCCGCTGAAGAGCCATTCGCTGCCGTCTTGTTCTGCGCGCTCCTTTTCTAGGTTTAATCCGTAGTGCATAGAGGGGGTGTGAATTGTATGAAGTAATTATATCAGCTATTTGGACAGAGCATAGAAGATGGAGAGGACAGTGGCGATAACGCCGATGGCTCCGATGAGTATGGACCATCCTTGGGAGAGCCCGAGACCTTTGCCTGCTCCGGTGTCGCGACTGGTCTTGAGATCATCGACGACCTTTTCGAGCGCTTCTAGCTGTTCCTTCGTGGCCACACCGGAGCGGAGTTCGTTTAGCAGCTCAAAGCGTTTCTCGGCTGCGATTTCAGTTTTTCTGTTTTCTTCCTTGACTGCGATGAGAGCAGCCGCCAGCGCGCGATCTTTCTCTTCGAGAATCTTCTCGAAATGTTCTTTGAGGGTTTCGACGGTCCATTCCATACGTCATTTGGGCATGCTCAAAAACGCTGCAACGGCCATCCAGACAACGCTTGCGGCCCCGAGAAGGACTAAGGTTACAAATCCGAAGACAATATTGCGAAGCAAGGTTACGGTCCCCTGCAAGACGATAATGTCCTGTTTGGTAACAGCCTTTTCGTCGATAATTTTGAGCGTCTGGTGGATGCCGCTGATGTCGTCGCAAATGAAGGGTATGCGCCCTACGTCGATGAATTTCTTTTCGTGGACGCCTCTGTCGAAGAACTTGGCGATGGATTTGTCAACGGCGGTCATTATTTGAGCTTCACGCGATCGCTCTACTGCTTCGGCAGCGTTCGCCGCGGCGTTTACCGCCTCTGCGGATGCCGCTTCTGATTTTATGGCTTCATCGGACATATCAATTTTGACAACCTGACGGTTTGGTTGCGGTGTAGGTGAAGGCGGTCGCGCCAGCGGCGATGAAACCGTACACGGGCGTGCCGGCGGTGTCGTAGTAGGTGAGGCACGTGCCCTTGTTCTGGCCGGGTTTGCCGAGTTGGAGTGAGGTCGTTGCGTTGGCGTCACTGGAAGTAACTTGGAAAGTGGCGACCGGCGTCGTGCTTCCAACCGCTACGCTGTTGTTGCTTGCGATGTAGAATCGGCTGGCGCTGCTGAGCAGGAAATTGAACGATGGGGTAGTTGCTACGTTGTTAAGGCGCATCTCGTGCGTCGAATTGCGGAAGCCCATGAACACACCAAGGGACGCATCCTGGTCGTAATATTCCATGCCGGAAAATCCGACGCTGCTGAGATTCCGTATCCCCAAACCCGTCTGCGTACCACCTGAGTCGGTAAAGGTGAATTGGTACGATTCAGTCATGGGGAACGATGACGCTCCGAAAGCGAACTTACCCGCCTGATTGACCAAGAGATCGGTACGGGCCGATGAGCCGATAGCGAACTCTGGCAGATTCGCAGCGAGGTTCGATGTATCGATCGAGAACTTCGCCCACGGGGTCGTCGTACCTATACCAACGTTGTCGGCGGCCGAGAGGAAGAGGGTCGAGGTCGCAAGCAGCGTGTTGGTGCCGTTGTAGTACGGGAACTGGCCGGCCGTACCCGTCACCGCGGTGAAGGCCGAGGTGCCGTTGCCCTGGAGGAGCCCGGTGAGCGAGGTTGCACCGGTGCCGCCTCCCGCGACCGTGAGCGTACCCGATTGATCGGACCCGAAGGTGAATGTGCCGCCAGAGTTGATGATATTCAATTTCGAGGTAACACCGTTTGTTGTGTTGGTCGTGGTGCCGAAGGTGATTGCTCCGGTCTGCGCCGTGCCGCCGCCGTTTTGAGTGAGGGAGAGCACGGCCGATGTACACGTCTCAACCGCACCCGAGGCGTCCACTCCGAGCGGGAATTGCCCGACGCAGTTCGCGCCGTTGGCCGCGAGAGCGGTCGCAGTCCCTGCGAGGCCCGACCAAGTTCCTGCCGTCGAAAGAGTGAGCGCCGATGGTGAGGCTCCGATCACTACAATGGGATTAGATAGCGAGAGTGGGGACGATGCGGTGAGCGTTGTCGTTGCCACTTGGCCGAAGGTGTTCACGCCAGTGACATATGGTATGGCTCCGGTCGTTAGGTTTGTGGTTGTCGAGAGGCCGCCGAAAGAGATGGCGTTGGTCGTGCGGATGAGCGGGAACGAGAAGGTGAGCGCGCTTTCTTTGGCGTTCCATGTCGCAGCGGAGGCAATACGGGAGTCCGCAAGCGTTCCGGTAAACACCGGATTAAAAGTAAAAGTGCCAGATGAGTTGGTGACGTTGAGCTGGATATTCGTATCGGACGACGTGGCGATGGTGAGTGCGCCGATCTGAGCGGTCCCGTAGGATTGTTTGAGGGTAGTCGATGCGAGGGCTGTACCAATCGCGCCCGTGCCGGAGTCGAAAGTGATGGGATATGTCCCCGAAAAGAGACCGAGATAGTGCGAATCTGCGGCTCCATTGAGCGTATTACCGGACCACGAGAGGTTGGTGCCGGGAGTGATGCGGCCGCTCGGCGTATCGTAAAACGTATTCCAATTCGTTGTCGAGGCGGTCTTAGGGATGCTGTACCCGGACGTGAAGGATACGGCGAGCGTGCCTGCTCCTGTTATCGGTGATCCTGCGATGGTCAATCCTGTGGGGACAGTCATCGCCACGGAAGTGACGGTTCCGCTGCCTGAACCGCATGGTGAACCTGACGGGAAGATCCATCCGCCAGTTCGGACTGACAGACAGCCGGTTGTAGAAGTGGCGAGACCAGGCCACTGAAGTCCCCATAGGCTGCCTACTGGCTTGATGTATTTATCGCCGCTTCCGGTAAGAACGATGAAGGATGCCTGCTGACCGAAAAGCAATTGAGGTGCGTTGGTGACAACGTAGGAGCAGAAGAAAAGGGCGAGCGCGAAGGCGACTAATAATGTTCCACGAAAGAAGCGTTTCATAATTGATAGGAAATTATCTCGGCGACCTGAGACGCACTCTCGGCGCCCATGTAAATAATTTTACCACTCCAATCGACGCCATCTTGTGAGTGTAAGTAATTCTGGGGAAGAGTGATATAGAGCGATCCATCTCCTCCTCCGCCGGCCAAGGGGAGAGTCCCAGTGCTGAAGGAGTAGTACCCAAGTGTGCCTTGGTCTCGTAGCTTGATGGTCCACGCGACGGTGTTTGCGGGGAATGTGTATGAGTACTGAGTGTCGGTGGCCGTAAGGGCCAGATTTTTAACTGTTATTTTCCGTGCGGCGAGTTGACCGCCATTCGTTCCACCTCCGCTATTTGATAGTGCGCGAAGTTGCATCTCGTCGAGCCTGATGGTGCTCGGCTTGTCCAATTTCTTTGAAAGTGCGCGGATTGCCTCGGTAACAGGGCTGAGGTCAACCGGCTCAGGTTGTTGTACTTTGCTCTCAAGAGATTTGATCGCTTTTGTGAGAGGTTTTAGGTCAACGGGCTGAATAATAGGTTGAACGTCGATTGCCTGGATGGCATCCGCGATTGTTTTAAGCTGCGGGAGCAAGCTCTCCGGTGCCGGTGGCGGAACAAATTGGGACGATAACGCGGTAATTGCTTCTGTGACTGGCGTTAGGTCGGGTGGGGTGGTTGAAATGATCGTGTGGAAGTTTTCGATTTGAGCGGCAAGCTCGTGGATGGCGGCAACTGAGCGGGAATCGTCGTAAGTTGGGATATTGGCAATTTTTGTCGTCAGGTCTTCAAATTTTCTACCAACGAACTCACCCAATTCTTTGAATGAGCGCACAAGTATTTGCATCCGTGGGTCAGCCATACATCATTGAAGCCCCAGGAGGGATTGGACCGTGTCGGGTTGAGCGGTTGGCTGCGGCTGTTGTGTTGGCGCGGGCTGTGATTGCGCTGCAGGAGCGTTCGGGTCTTGTGGCGCTCCTAGTTGGGGCGGCAACTGAGCCGGGGCGTTGAATTCGTCAGGGTGCTTGCCGAACAGTTTTAGAGCCTGTGAAAGATATTTGTCTTTGTTGGCGACAAAGAATTCAGGAAAGAGTGTAGTAACGATCTGTACCTCTTCCTTAAACGCTTCTTCTTGGGCCGTTTTGTCTTCTTGGTGGAACGATTCCGGGATAATCTGGAAGTCGAGGTCCCAGTCGTCCATGTACGTCTGAAGGATGGAGATGAGCTTGTAGGTTTGGCCTTGCTGTTCTGCTGCTTGCTCACGGGCCATGATCTCGGCTTCGGGAAGAAGAGCGGCGCGGTTTTTAGCGATATGGATATCGAGTGTTCCTCGCTCACCATTGACGAAAGAGTAGTCGTTGACGGTAATGATGTTGTCCTTGAGCGTTTTGCGGGCGGCCACATCCTTGATGAAGTGGGTGAGGATGTTCTTGGTCCTCAGCCGGGTTTTTTGTAGCCACAAGTCCTCTTGAAAGAGGTAGAGCATGGTCTTCAGCTGTTGAGCGTTCCGGTCGGCTATAACTGCATCACGGGCGGTGCGTTGGACGTTCGGTTGAAGTCCTTGCTGTGAGCGATCGATGGAAAGGCTCTCGATGCCGCGGTCGATGATTTGGAGCATCGCAAGCTCGCCCTGATTGACCCCTGCGATGGGCATGGGCTTTACGGCGTTCACGTCGGGGACGTAGTAGCGATTGTCCTGGCTCACGAACTCGCTCTCGAAGTCGAGCAAATCCTTGTTCTGAAGGCCGACGAGCAATGGCACTTCCATTGAACGATACAGCTTGTCGATCATCGTATTGATGATGGTGTTCTTGCTGTCTTGATACGCTTCAAGAATGCCGGCGAGCGACATGCCTACGGCGAAGTTGGTATTAGCGAAGGGTTCGCAGATCGCGGTGGCGAAAGGATAGTATTTTTCGTCGTAGCCCCAGAGCATCGGAGCGCGAAGAAGAGGAATGCCGTTCACCCAGATTTCGTATGCGTCATCTTCGAGAGAGTAGAAGCGGATGACTTCGTAGTCGTCCTGAGAGTCAACGCGGCTGCTCCATTCGGTGTAGTACAGTGTCTCTTGCTGTGCGCCGAATTGACCTGCCTGTTTTTTATCTTTCAGGAATTTGTAATTGGGGAATTTGGAGAACTCGAACTCAAGCTCCTTCTTCGTGTAGTGCTGCACCCATGCGAGGTGCGGCTGTTCCTGAATATCTCGGATGAACATATCCCACCAATAGAACTCCTGCGGATTGAGGATGGTGGAAAACGGCTTGGCTTCTCCTTCAACGTATTTGGTTGTCTCAGTGACGGCTCCGGTGCGTGAGTCGAAACTTTCGACGCAACGAACCTTGGCACCGCCGGTCTTGTAGCCTTCGTATTCGGCAACAAAACCATGTGAGAGAAGCGTCCAGGTCTCAAGGAAGTTATGGAGGACCGGATTGCCGTCGAGAAAGGTTTGTTTTGTGATGTGCTTGAAGATCTCCGCGCGGACCGACGACTGAACTCCATTGTCGTCTACGGCTTGGAAGCGCATGTCTGGGACTTTGGTGCCGATGCCGGCGACGATGCCGCGTAGTTTAGCGCGCGCGAGGTTGTCGAGCATGTTGCTCTGCCAATCTTCCTTTCCCTGTGCTTCGCGGCTAAGCGTGTAGCCGTTCAATATGCGTTCGGAGTCGTCGATGTATTCGGTGAAGGAGCGTTCGCCATACTGATTCGAGAAGTGCGGGAATTTCTTGTTCTTTAGCTCGCGCATCCGCTCAAGACGGGTATAAACCTTCGAGCGTGCCTTCTGTTCTTCCGGTGAGAGGTTGAGTAGTGCCATACGTTATAAACATTATACCCTCGCGGCAGACGCGCTTGGGTGAGATAATGCGTGGATGAAATGGACTGCGGGCTCTGTCGGTTTCGTAGTCATTGTGGCGATCGCGACATGTTCGAGCATGTATGGTTGGGTTGAGACGGCTGCTATCTTGGCTTCGGTGTGTTTCGGATTTGTCATATTCAAATATGCTACTTCACGGCTGGTAATTGCGGAGCGGGAAGACGGAAATTATTGACGTTGCCTCCTGCCTCTTTCAGCGCCTGCAGCAACGGAGCTATTTTGGTCTTGGTCCAGCCGAGCCCTTTGATGAGAGGGACGGCGACTTCAGGCGAGGTCAGTATCGCGGTAACGATTGCAGCAGGAACGTTCCCGGTTAGTCCAAGCCCCGTGACTGTGCCGACGCGGGAGTAGGTTCCAACTTTGATGCCGCTTGCCTTCTCAATATCCTCAATTGCTCTGACAAGCTTGATTTGGTGGGTGATGCCCGGCTGAACAGCCTCAAGACGCGCGAGCTTAGCATTCACTACTGGGTTAGCGCCGCCTTTGCTGTCGTTCGCCGCATTTGCAATTTGCGAGAGGACGTTGTCTTTGAGTTCGCCCGTTTGTGGATTGATCCATTCCTTTTTGATCTGCTTCAGTTCTTGTACTTCGGGCGAATAAAGGTTGTCGAGGTGTTCGAGGTTTGGCACTTGATTGCGGTAACGGTTGAGTTCGGCTCTAGCGTCGCGTGCTATAGATTGTAGGTTGCCTGTTTTGGCGGCATCGAATTTGGAGAGCTGCGTGAGGGCATCACGAGTGTTGAGATACGAATTTGGTGTGTGCAGCGGGTCTTTGGCATAGAGGTCATGGAAATGCTGTAGTGCCTGAACGTCGGTGGGATTCAATACGGTGCTTTCTTTTGTGGTCGCGATCTTGCCGTTTGGTCCGATCTCGATGTTGTGCTTATTGAGGATTGTTGCAAGCCAGTCTTTCGGCAGCATGACCGGCAATTGCATTGTACGGATCGGCTCGTATCCTTTTCCGAGGTCCGATAGATGTGAAACTCGTGCATCGATTGTCGATTGGAGGTCGATTCCTAGTGTAGCTCTGTTGAGCCCTGCTTTCTGAGCTGCCGACAGTGCTTGTGACTGTTCGAGTGCAGTGCTGATCGTTGAATGCTCTAGGCCTGTCAAATTCGACGTTGCGAAGCTGGCTGTAGCAGAGGTCTTCTTTGCGACGTTTGACGCTATTGCTTTGGCTGGTGTCGTAGCGAGCTTCGAGGTCTTGGAGATGGCACTGCCTAACTCGGCAGTCTTGCCAGCCACCCCTGCCCCCCCTGAAATGACACTGAGTACATCCGCACTAAAACCGAACGGGTCTGTCGTGGCCGTGTGCTGTAGATTTTCAAGGGAGCCATAACGATCTTTTAGAGCACCAGCGATGGAGTGAAATGCGTTCGTGGTTTCGTTAGCGTTTCCATTTCCAAATGTTGTTGGTATCGGTTTGCCGGTGATCTTACCGGCGAGAGCGTCAAGTGCTCCGGTCGCGGCCAGTCCGACGTTCTTTGCCGTGTCGATAGGATGAGCGACGGTTTTGACGATGTTCTTTGCGAAGTCGGCGGCCGATGAAGGCAAATTACCAGCAGCTTTTATCCCAGCGCCTAGGCCACGTTTGGTCGTGTCCGCGATATCTTGAATGGGAGAGAGAGCAGGAGCCTCATGGAGAGTGTGACTTGACGTCGCTGGGGCTGCGCCAAGGCCGAGCTGCCCGGCCACCTCTTCAATGTCCTGCTGGGTAGGGGTGCCGTTGAAGTTAACCTTCATGCCGTTGTCGAAAGTGATAGTAGACATAAATTACGGAATGACGGTGTAGCCGAGTCCCGATGAGGTCTTGCCGGTAAAACTACCTGCGCTTGGTTCTGCGCCGGCACTGCCGGCTGATTGTCTGAACGAATCAATAGCCGTCTGGCGGTTTTGAGCCTTCTGTTTCAGGGTCTGTTGGTCGTCACCCGGACGTGGAAAATACTGTTTTGACGCGACAGCAAATTCAGATGGGCTGATCGTCGCGCCAGACTCACGGCGAAGTAGAGCAGTAAGGAAGTTGCGTTCAGCTTGGCTGACTTGTCTGATGGTATCGCTGACGAACGTGTTTCCGATAGTCGTTGGTTCAGCTAATCGTTCAGCCGAAAACTGAATTGGATTTGCCTTCGTTACCTCACTCTCCAAATTCTTGATGAACACATTTGCTTGGTCGGCACGATTTGCATAAGTTAAATCCTTTCCTTGAGCCTCTGTGGGGGGTTTCTCCGGCGTTTTTCCGAGAGCTGAGGCTTCAGTTTGCGTAGTACCGTAGGGGACGCCCAATGCTTGCGCCTCAGCAACGCTTAAAACTTTCGAGTCTCCATCATCGACTCCGGACGAAACGATAGGAACGGGTTTGCCAATGATTTTGCCGCTGCCATCAACCTGAAATTGGTAAACCGTATTACCGACTTGTTCTGTCTTGTAGGTTGGGGTGTTGTTCTTGAGCTGATCCTGCGCGAACGTGTCGCTCGCCTGATTAAGATGTCCAAGGACCGAGTTGAAGTCTGAGGCTGCGACGGTGCCAGCGAACGGCTTCATAAAATCCAGAGAGACGCTATTGCGGTTCTGCTTGGCGAGGTTGACCGCCTTAGAAAGGCTGTCCGCAAACGACAGAAGGCCGTTCTGCTGTCCTTCCGCTCCCGGGACCTGAGAGAGTTCGGCCATAGATGGCAGCGATCCGGATGAGGCGTTGTACTGTGGTTGGTCTCCGAACGATTGATTGAATTTTTGAGCGTAGCCCGAAACGCTGGTGCCGAGGACGTCTTTGGCGTTTGGGTTGTTCAGTGCTCCGGGACCGCCGAACCAAACCTTCGCTGCGTTCTCTGGTGAGCCGTACTGTTGAACATATGACTGAAACTTATGCTCGAACACCTTTTCTTGTGCCTGCGGATCTGCGAGGAACTGCTGCGGGGTGAAGCTTTTTCCGAGCGCTGCTTTCGTCCAGGACGGGATGTTGAAGTCCATGACCTGATATTTGCCGTATGCGCGCTGTCCTGCTTTGTTGGCAACACCTAATGCAGCGTAGTTACCGCTGCTCTCAATGCCGGCGATGGCCTTTTTTGCTCGTTCAAGTGTTGCTGAGTCCATACATTAGAAGACGAAGCCGGAGCTTCCCGCGAATGCTAATGCGTCCGTGATTTGCTTTTGTGGGATTGTGCCGCCCACTCCACCGAGAAGACCGTTGTAGCCGAGGGCTGCGAGATTACTTGAACCTACCTGCTCTTCTGTCTTTCGGAGAGCGTCAAGTTTCCCTTGGGCTGCGAGCTGTTTGTAGTACTCGATCTGAGCTGCCGTATCCCGCTGGCCGGATGCGAGGTTAGAGTCCAGCGATCTCGTCTTGTCACCGAACGCTCTCGTCGTGCTCTGCGTCATGTCGCCGTAGGTGTCTTTTAGAAGCTGCTCGGAACGAGAACGCACGGATGACGTGGTGAAGCCTGTTGCAGCCAGTTTGTCCTGCGTTCCTTGTAATTCCGTCTCCAATTGTTTCTTAAGACCGTTGAGCTGCTGCTGCTCGTCGAGAGATAACGAATTCTTTGAAGCGGCCGTGTTCTTTTCGAGATCGGCAAGGGTGTTGCGGAGCGAAGTCTCCTTAAAAGCTAAATCTCCGTCAGTCGCTTGGAATGCGTTGGTCAGTGCGTCGGTCGCAAGACGAATCTGCGCCTTAAAAAAGGGGTCTGAGTATTGAGTGGCAGCATTGAACCCGGCGATGAGGCGGTTGGCTTGGGCCGTGTCATTAGCTGAGACGGTCTCGTATATGTGTTGGATTGCCGCTTTCTGGTCTGCCGAGAGGCTGGGATTGCTTAGGAGAGCCGATAGCGCGGCTGCATTTGGATCGGCGCCGGGCGGAGGGGCCGTCGTCGTGGTCGTGCCGGTCGGTGCGGAAGGGGTGCTGGGTAGTGGCGTCTGACCCGGCGCAACTCCACCTGCTGCTTGATTGGCTTTATTCTGTGCGTCAAGCTGCGCTTGGGTAAGGCCGCCGTTAGCGACGGCTTTCTTCTGCGAATCGGCCAAGCCTTGTTCCGGCGAGATGTAAGCCGCTTTCCCGGCGTCGGTATAATTGGCGATATTGGGCGTCGCCGCGTCTGGCTTGAAATTGGTCGACAGGTACGGGTCGATCTGGAAGCTGTACTGGCCGGTCTTGTTCGTAAAATCAGATAAGAGGCTGTTCCAATAGGTCTGTTGGGATTTAAACGCTGACGCGTTGATGTTGTGGGAATTGGATTGAAGTGAATTTACGGCGTCTTGAAGATATTGCTTGCCCTGTTCGTAGCTGATGGGAGTTTGACCCTGCGGAGGAGCACCGGTCCACGGCTGTACGATAATGTTGTACTGAGGAGAACCGCCGGTAGGAATCGCATAGAGGACAGCTTGCCCCATGACGGGCTTCGTTCCAGATTTCGGGTCCCAAAGAGTTGTAGGCATATAAAGAAATTATATCATCAACCAAATGCCTCCCAGAGAAGGTTGGCTGTTCCTACGGGACTTCCTGTCTTAGTCCAGGTGATGATGATGTTGGTGGCGTCGAATGTGATGACGCCGACCTGGTTGGTGGCGTTACCGTTAGAGATCTTGAACGTGGTGACGACGTTGTACTCGCTTTCAAGAGCTGAGCCCCCGCTCGATTGGGTCGTGCCGTTGTAGACACTGAAGACTATCGTAGGCGTGTAGCTTCCTGTTATACCGGCCGAAGGATCGAAACTCGCCGTTAGCCGCACGTATTTCGGGGTCGCTCCTATTCCATGCGCAATGTTCTGTGTAGTGCTCGCGTCTGAGAGGTCTTTTGTTGTCGTGCCGTTCTTATAAACGGGAGTGGAGGTGGGCGGGACGGCGAATGTCCCATCACCCCGTAAGAATTTGGTCGTATCATTAGGAGGAGTAGGAACCGCGCCGCCAACGGTTGCAGACATGGCCGGTAAATCAGAATTGGCGGCGATCGAGAGAACGCCCGTTGTTGTCGTGTTTTTCACGACTCCCGTTGCCAACGCGGCAAGTGCTTGCTCGGCATTCAATTCCGAATCAGCAGTTTGCACAATATATTTCGCGGTCACAGGAGCTACGCCGAGATTGGATCGCGCAGTAGCGGCCGTGCTCGCGCCCGTCCCGCCGTCTGCAACGGCAACGTCTGTGCCTCCCGCTCTATATAGAGTGGATGTATCAGTGATACCATGAACGGATGTCGTGTCTGCCTCATGAGTAGCAATGAGAGACGCTGCTGTGCCAGCTGCATCAACACCAAGATTAGTACGTGCATTAGCCGCAGTCGAAGCTCCTGTACCGCCATCTGCTACTGCGACATCGGTGCCCCCGGGATTATACGTCGAAGTGTTCAACGCAACCGGCGAGTTGCCGACCTTTATAGTCAAGGTTCCCAAATCGTTTATGTCGCCGGCAGTGTTGGATGAGAAGACGTTACCTTCGATTTCATTGTTGTCGCATGTTGCTGCCGCGATGTTCACGCCGTAGCCGGTGTTGTTGTCAAAGGCGCAGCCGTAGATCGCGATGCCGTCAGAAGAGGCAGTCAGTTTTACTCCGTCTGAGCTGCAATAGCGCACCGTGGCGTTGAGCAGGCTGATGGTGTTGCAGTTGGCAACGAACTCAATTCCCTTGCCGGTAATGTTTTTGCAGGTGATCGAGTCAAGCGTAAAATCGGTGGTGCCGTCGAGCGAAATTCCTTGTCCGACTACCTGTTCAAACGAAAGGCCGAGAGAAGACCAATTCGAGCAGTTTGTTAGCGTGAGGGCGTTGCCTCCGGTGATGTTGAACGCAGAGCTGTTGTTGAAGGCTCCATACCGGCAGTTGGCCAGGTTGAATCCTTCGATGCAGCTATCGCCGAAACAACCCAATACCTGGAGGCCGCTGGAGTCGTCTGCGTCGAGCGCCGCTGCGCCAGCCGAGAAGAAGACGTCTTCCAGCACGAGGTCATCGAAGTAGCGGGCCTTGATGAGTGCGACGGAAGAGTTTTGTACCGTAATGCCTGAGATGGAAACTGATTCAATGATGTCGGCTATTACGTAGGTAGCGCCAGAGAGAACGGTGCCGGCAAAGGTGCTGCCGATCGTAAGATGAGTGGTGTCCGTAACAGCGGTGATCTCGTACCAAAGGTCTTGTATGAGAATGGATCGGCCGATCATTGCGGCCGTCCAGGCGGTGCCTGTCCCGACTACAGATGTCGCACCGCTCGATACCGCGAGTGTGCCCGTCGAGTAAGGATTCGAGCCGACGATTTGGAATTGATATGCCCCTCCGCCGAAGTCAACGACGGTGCCTACATTGTCTCCCTTGACGGCGATGTTGCTGTAGAGGGTCGGATTAAAGCGCCAATTATGTTGGCCGCCGCCGAGGAAGACCGTTCCTCCTCCGAGGACATGCAGGTAATTAACCGCCTTTTGAAAGTCATCTCCGGGGAGGATAGAGAGGACACGGCCGCCGCGTCCCAGGTTAAGCAGTTGGGTGCCTTGCTCCGGTGAGCCGAGAACCTGTGGCCCTATTGCTTCTGAAAAGGCGTTTTGGAATGACGCAGACGCTTCTCCAAAGAATTGCGGTGCTTTTATTATGTCGTCGATGGTGTAAGTCATACGTATGAAAGTTGAACGTCCACGGCTGGTAACTCGATCTCTTGAACATATGCGCGTGCTGCTGTTGTCTCGCCTGTGACCTCGATGCTGATTGTGGTGCCGGAAATGGATTTGGTGACACCAAAAAGGGACAGGAGCCTTCGCAGGGCGTTCGGGCTGCCGAGCGTGACGGCGGCAGTAACATCCTCATCGGGTATCGCACTGGTAGATGCACCCTGAATGTTGCGTCCTCGAACAATCACTTTGTCTGAGATGGTCTTAAGGGTGTTGCTGCCAAATTTCTGATGGGGAGTGCGGAGCTTCCACCGGATTGCAGTACCGTTGTCTGCATAGGTCGCCGCCTTGTCCATACGAAAGACCGTTCCGGCGTCATCCCCGCCTACGATGGTGTTGATGCCTCCGGTGATGTAGGGAGCGAAGACCTTAAATTCGGAAGGGTAGGAGCGGACCGACCACTGGTTAAGGATGCGGTTGTAGTAGAGAACAACGTTCGTGTACGCCTCTCCGTCAACGGTGAGATCGCCTACACTCCAGGCGAAGCCGCGGTTGGTCGCCCAGCCCGCTACGCTGGCTTCGTTGGCCGTCGGAATAGCATCAACCCACTTCTTGATAGGCCGTGTCGTGTCGTGCGAGATGGGCTGAGGCCGCCCGCCGTTGGTTACGAAAAATCCCCTGTCACTCTCATTCGAGGCCGAGAAGAAGGCGCACAGCCCGCCGGATTCGACGATGCTCTCGTGCGATGGCGTGCCGATGTTTACCAATTCTTCGGGGAACGCCGAACTGAAATTCCAACGGTGTAAGGAGCGTTCCTTGAAAAGGAGGAGGTAGCCGGGGACTTTTCCGATCCCGGTAGCCGCTCCTCCGTTGTCTTCCGGCTCAATTTCTATCGTTCCGTTTCCCGATAGCCATGAGACTGCGCCGCTGGTGAGGACTCCTGAATATGCGAGGGTGTACGGGCTAGAGGAATTGCCCCAGAGATAGACGCGAGAGAGGAATACCTTCGCATACTTGTAGCCTGTGGGCATGTTGGCGAGGTCGAAGACGCCGCCGGTCGTTATCCATGAAGACGAGTTATATGCCTTGGGAGCGTCGGTGCCGTTCAAGCGCAACGTGTCGCCGTTGTAGTTTAAGAAGCGGCACTTTATTCCCTGAGTGTCATCCTGAAGGCTCTTCGTTCCTGCCGTAACATCATAGATATCAGAGTTTGTATTTGAGCTATCGTTGACACATGCGAAGAGTTTATTCTTTGTGCTGTCGCTCTGGTCTACATGCTGGGCCAGACCGAGAATGCTTTTCCCTGATACGAGCTGTGCCCCTACGATGGCTGTACCAAGCCGTGAAACGGCGCTCCCTATTTCCTCGTCAGCGGTCATGTTGAGCAGAAGCTCAACACAGCCAAGCGGCATGATAGGTAGGTTTAAATTGTCGGCTTGGCCTCCTGAGAAATCGTCGAATAAAAAAGGGATGCGAGCCATAGATTAGTGCTTGCTCATCCGGTTGATGCGGGGTTGCGGCCTTTGTCTGATCTGGCTTGGTGCTGACGTTCGTATCGCATCGTTCAGCTTCTCTTTGTATTTGATACAGTAGCCGTCGTTCTGGTCGAGGTTGTTGTCGTTTCGGGCCTTCATCTTGATGCGCCAAGTTAAATAGTTTTGTGCCATGTCGAAACGCTGAAGGTCGATGGTGTCGCCGTCGCTGTCGATCGTAGTCGCTACTTTTGCGTAGTCGGCATAGATGTTCAGATTTGAGGCGTCCGGCACCGGGTAGGTTTCGATGTTGGTGTTGCGGATGGTGAAGTCGGTCGGCGTGCCGAATGACGCGCCTGCCCAGATGTACGTGCCAGAAGGGATAATGATGCTCACTGAGCCTGTCCCGGAGGCTGGGACGCCTGTGAGGGCTCCTGTCGCGCCAGCGGCCGTGTCTCGCGTCACACCAGTGTAGGTGACGCTGTAGAGCGTGCCAGAAACGTAGAAACTAACACTGCCCGATGTGGGGAAGTCATAGGAGTTGGTGAGCGGGAGAGTTGTCGCGCCGACTGATGTTGAGGAGCGGGTTGTCGTCGTTTCGATGCCGTCGAACAGCTCGTCGAACTCGATGGGGTCAAGGTAGTTAAGTGGTGCGCCCGTGCCTACCCTAACGGCTAAAAGCGATTTGTTGCTCTCCGTGTCGTAGGCGTCGGTTGGCATGGCGGTGACGTTGTTGCCCGCCGTTGTCTGTCCAAGGATTGCATTGAAAGCGTAGTGGTCGGGCCAGCGGACTTGCTTGCCCTCCACCTCGCGCAGCATTTCAGTGAGCCATGTGTAGCAGTCGAAGCGGGAAATAATGTCCGAAAGGGTCAGCTTCAGTTCTCGAAGTGCGGTGTCGATCATGTAGCCGACGGTGTTTGTGGCCCACCCGTTGTAGGTGATGTAATCGGTGTAATCGCTGAACGTGCCGCCGATAGATTCTTTGTAACGAGCGACGTAAAATCCTGTGGTGAATTCAGTTTCCTTGTATCGTTGGATTCTCACGTCCGGCTGAAGGGACACTACGCCTGAGTTGAGCGTAAGCGCGGTCTTGCTGCCTGCCAGAGCGGTAGCGTGATAGAGAACCACTTGGTCGAAGGCGATGATGTAGACCTTGGAACCAACTGGATGTGTCTTGGCGAGTGCCGCGGAGAGTGTAACCGTCGAGCCGGTCGGCGCGGTAGAAGCGTGGGTCTTGACGATCTCTGCGTTCTCCGTCCCGATGTCCTCGATAAGGAGGATCTGATTGATGGCGAACGCCGTGATGCTTTTCACGGTGAGCGTAGATGCGGCGGCAGTGCCCTCAGCGGTTAAATAGGTTTCCTGAAAGGCACCCTCTTGCAGCGGCGTATTGTCTAGGAAGATGGTGCCATTCCTGTGTCGTATGGTTGGCGGCATACGGCGTTACCAGATGCTCTCGCTGATGGTGATTGTGGTTGAGGCTGCGGCATATGCTGTTACAGCATCGCAGCCAACGGTATTGCTTGAAAATATGCTTGTGGTGCTTGCGAGGACCGGATTACCGATGAGAGCCGTAGGGACGATATCGGACCGGAACGACACTTGGACGGGAACAGCGACCGTCCCGATGATGCGTGCTGAGCACGATGGGCGCGAAGTGAATAGCGTTTTGACTTGCTGAGGTCCGACTTGGATGGTTGAGGAAGTAGCGACACGGGAATTGGCACCTGTCGCGCCGAATTGTTCGGGGGATGCGAGCCGCTGAATTCCTATATAAGCGCCAGCAAGAGCGAAGATGGTCACGACAATTACAAACGAGACTTTGATTGAATTCATAGGTGTTGTGAGATTTTGTAATGAGGTCGTAACCCCATCCCCCGGCCTGTAAAGGCCGAGAGTGGGGCTGCGATCAGTCCTTGAACAAACTAATGAGCGCCTCGATGTCGGTGTTTGCTTTCCGTATCAAGGTCACTCGTGCGAAGTTTGCGCCGTCCGTATCACCTGTGATAACCCCTGTAGTAGCGGGGGTCGTCGAGGCGAATTTGGCGAGCACGCCTGTGCCGCCCGCAACCGTGAGTGTGGTCGCGGCGGTCGTCGTGGCGTTCCTAATGTAGAGAGTTCGCGTCTGACCTGCGGTTGGAATGAATGATGTCAACGTCGTCGTTGCAGGGAACGAGACTGTTCCGGCAACAACGTTTAACGTGACGTCGATGACATTCTCCGTGTCGAAGTCGGACGCGAGCAGCGGTACGACCGCGCCAGATGTTGACGTTGCCGTGATCCCGCCGCCCTGTGTAAGGGCACCTGATGTAAGCGATGACGAGAAGGTGCCCGACGTTCCGGTTATCGCGCTTGAGAACGTGACAGCCTTAGCGAACGTCACGAGATTCGTGAAGGTAGTTCGTTCGGTCGTCGCTCCGAAGCTTGTCCCGGAGTGGCTAACGCCAAGAAGCACGGCAGCGCTGACGATAAGAGCGACAACAGCAATAAGAATTTTGTTCATACGCTATTTTTTCTTACTCTTCTTCACTGGCTTGACTGGCTTGACCGCGAGGAGCTGTGCGAGCGTCGCGTCCGGTGTCTCCGGTGTGAACTCGATGCCTCGCTCTTTAGCAAGGGCAACAAGCTCGTTGTGAGGCAGGCGCTCCAGTGGACGGCCGGCTTTGGCGTCATCCTTTTGCGCTGTCTCGAAGTCCTCGACGGTGAGGATGCCTGATCGAACGTACTCTGCGGGAATGCCGAGAGAGCGTGCGAGGGCTTCTTCTTCCGTCCAGGGGACGCCAATTGCCTTTGCGCGTCCTTTGGCTACGAGACTGCCCCAATTTGGTGTTTGGCTCATAGTGAAGTGATGTGAGCTGGTAATAGAGACCGACTACGTGGTTCCTTTCGAGCCGCGGATGAATGCCGGGTAGCCGAATCCAAAGGTGTAGAAGTAGTCGATCGAGTACTCCCAGTTCTTGTCATCGTAGACCTGATTAGGAGCATCAAGGGACGGCCGCTCTGCGAAGAGCATTTTGAGCGTTTCCTTGATCTTTCTCGAATCCGCCATGTACCAGTAGGCGCTCGTGTCGGTGCCGCCTGTGCGGGTGTCGAGACGCGACCAGGTGATGATGTTCTTGATCTTGCCTTTTACCGGGTTGATGTCCACGTTCGGGGTTCCCTGAACGCCTGTCGAGAAGACGATGCGTTCAGCGAGGTCTTCGTTTGCGGCGGACACGATAAGAGTGTCGAGGTTGACCGGGCGGATAACTCCGTTCGGGTCGGCGAACTTGAGCGCGTTCGTCCGGCTCTGCACGATAGCCGCGCGAGAGAGGACCGGATCGGCGTTGCCCGAGTCGTCTTTGAGTAAGTTGGAGAAGACGTTCGCGTTGATGTTGTTCGAGTGTGAGGCTGAGAACAACGCCAACCCGTCCATGCCTGTGGAAGTAACAGATTTGCCGTACACGTCGGTGTACGAAGTGTTCCAGCCGTTGCCGAGCATGTCGGCGCCGGACTGGTCTACTTTCTGAAATGCGTCGTCGGTGATGGAGCGAACGATAGATTCGATCTCGTTGTAGAGGTCAAACTTTCGCATCTCCTTGGTAACCTTCGCCAACGCACCGAAGTAGCGCTGGGTGTAGGTGATGCTGTCTCCTTCCACGGATGAGACCGACGGAAGGTCTTGGCCTGGGGTGACTTCCTGAATGCCCGCGAGCCCATGAATACCGAGATGGGTATTGATGCGCATGGTTGTGTCCGAAACGTCGAACAGTTTAGGCGACTGCATTTCTGCAACTGCCGTCTCTGCTGTTTCGTTGAAGATCGACTCCAATTTGATCGTGAGGCTCGGGAAGTCTCTTTGCGTGATTGCCATAAGACTGTCTGAGTAAAACTAATAAGCTCCTGAATCAGGAGTTTGGAGTACCGCCGACGAACCAGCCGCGAATTTTCTTGTCTGCGGCCGCGCCCACGATTTGAGCTGCGAAGAAGACTTGATCGGTCGTTGCTGAGGTGTCGATGGTGCCTGCGGCAGAGAGGTCCACTTGCGTGAGCATCTGAGCTTGGGTGGGCGTGTTGGAGCAGTCTACGACGAACTCGGTGCCGCGTACTTTGACGCACTGAAGGAGTTCGCCTGTGGAGCCGCCGGTCGTCTTGCCTTCCATGGCGACGAATTCAACATCGGTGTTATCGCCCGATGCCGATGGCGTGATGTAGCCAGAAGCGTTCTTGACTGCATCGCCCTTGACGAACGTGACTGATGCGGCGCAGGCGAGCGTAATGAGCTTGCCTTCGTCGTATCGAACAGGAGTAAATGCCATATTGCTTTTACCTGAGTTGATAAAAGCGGCTTGGCTGGATGAGATTAGGACTTGGACTTCTCGTACCACTTGGTGATGTCTTTCTTGTCATCCCATAGCGGCTTGGGAGTGTCGTCATCTGCTACCGGCTTAGCGCTATTGCGCTTCTGACCGGGAGTTGTTTGTAAGGCTGCTGCTGCATCACCTTGCGATTCTGCTGGCTTGCGAGCCTTCCACACCGAGACGGCATCCTTGATGTCTTCCACGATGTCATCAGGGTCTTCCTGACCTCTACGGTTGACGTAGAGCTTGGAGATTTCATCCCAATGCTCGGCGATCTCTGGATCGCTCGTGGCTATCTTAGAAGCCTTTTTGCTGTTGGCACGGAAGAAGTCTTGTTTAGTGAGCGCATCGGCCGGCTTCTGCTCTTGAGCGGGAGCGGCTGGTGTCTCTTCCTTCTTAGCGCTTTTGCGCTGCGCGATGGAACGAAATTTCTTCGCTTCGCCTCGCAACGTGTCAACGTCCTCAATCACATCAAGCGGGTCGCCGCCCGATGGTTCTTGAGACTGATCTTGTAAAGAGCCGTCTTGAACCGAACCATCTCCGAGTTCTTGCACCTGCTCGTCAGGGTTGGCTTGCGCCAGTTCGTCTTGGGTCATAGCGACGTTGCTAGTTGATAACGAGTTCATCACTCGTGAAGTGTCGGAAACATTCTGACGCTTCACCAATTATGAGTTTTTGTCCTTCTGAGCCTTCTCTGCCGCGCGTTGTGCTTTTGCGAAGAGCAGGGAGTTCTCTACACGTTGGCCGCGCATTTGACTGCGGGCTTCGGAATCCTTCTCAGAAGCAAGCGCGTGAACCAAGCGGGTTTCGCGCTCGACGACGTATTGCCTGTACCCGGGAAGGTCATAGAGGACCTTGTAAAAGCTTTGCATCTTCTCGGGATCGAGAGCTGGTTTTACGGGAGTGTTGTAAAGAATGCGCTCAACGATGCGGATGAGGATGTCAACGAACACTCTGCGTATCATACGGCATTAAGGCGTGGGTGCTTCCGAAGCGGTGGGGATAACTTTCGGCGGCTCGTACACCATCACGCCAGTGATCTTGACCACTTCATGGATGTCGGTGTCTTCGAGCCTGTCTGACGGCACTTCATAGGCATCGAAAGGGTTGTACGCCACGCGGAAACCTGTGAGGTCTTTTACGGCGCATTCTTCTCCCATTTCAATAACAGTTCCCCACCGCAAGATAACGTGCATATCTTCACGCTTCTTCTGGTCGTGCTGGACAATGATGCCGGCCGCGGTCGTCGTCTCCTGTCGAATAGGATCACGGAGAACGAGGACGTGCTTGGGAAATGGGTGGGTCATTATGGCCGTTGAAACAGCAGCCGTTTTGGCGTGCGCCGTTCCTTCTCCTTCATTTTACTCTTAAAGAATCGATCCGCAATCTGCTCCTGTGTATTACTCGGCTTGGGCCTGCTCATGAGACCGTACTTCAAGCTGTCGTAGCCATGGTCCTCGCCGTTAGTATCTACGTCTTCGGGATTGCGTTCGTCGTGAATGAGGACAGGAAGCGTGCGGATGAGGTCGATGCAGGTGTCGAAGATTTGTAGCTTCGCAGTGGTCTCTTCCTCAAACTGGTAAGGGCGCAGATATTCGCGGACGACCGCAGCTCCAGCGAGCCGGTCGTTGTTGCCGCGTTCAAGTCTGATGCCTTTGTACTGTGCATTTTTGGTTAGCTCGCGAACCCTACTCTCGAAGATTTCCGCTCCTGAGAGTTCGTTTTCGTTCTCGCCTTTGACAGACCAGATGGAGGGGTCAGCGACCAGATACTCAATTTTTTCACTGCTTGGAGTGAGCGAGACAAATTCTTCGGCCAGCTTGGAGAACGTAAGTCCCGAGCGGTACAGCTCACGGTAAATAATGACCTTCGCGTCGGGCGTGACCGCTGCCCAATAGAGTGCGGACGGCGCTTCATGTCCGTAGTCTAACATGCAGAATCGACGCCACTCCTCGGGGATGTGGAAAGGTCCGACGACGTGGATGCGCTCGTTCCACTCGGTGAAGTAGGTACCGGCCATGATGTCGAAGTCCCCATCACGCCATGCTTGACCAAGCTGGCCCGAGAGACCTTCGAGATATTCGACGTACTCAGGATTGAGGTTTGGATTGTCGCGGTAAGTCGCGGGGATGAAGCGTGTCTTGCTTTCAACGCCGCTCTTATATGGCTCTACATAGCGAGCTTTTACGTCACCATGCCCGATGCCTCCCGGATTGAATGTCTCGTACCAACGAGGGCGCCAATTCGGTTTTGAGGTACGCAGCGATCCGCGTAGCTTTTCCTTCTTCTCGGCTGAAAGCTGGTTGCCCTCCTCAACAGCGATGCCGTCGTATTCCTGACCGATGTAGTTATCTATGTCCTTGTCGTCCTTGAAGCCTCCCATGATAACGCGGGAGCCGTTGGGATAGCGGACAGTGCTGTTGGTGTAGGTGTACGGCAGTCTGCCGGCGAGGACGCGCACTACAAGGTCGTCGAGTGATTCCTTTGCCGCCTTGCCGGTCTTTCTGAGAAAGAGAAATTTGAGGCCGTCAACTCTTAGGAGGTCGTCAAGTGTGATCTGAGAGAAGACGCCATGTGTCTTGCCTGGCCCACGTGAGCCTCCTAAGCCGACCGCTACGGGGCCGTTGGGCTTGTCGCATTCTCTAGCCGCAGCATGAAAGCTCCACTGCCACGGGTATGGTACGTAGCCGTGTTCAAGAAATGTCTTGGCTTGATCTTTCGGAACGCCGGCTTGCTTGGCTGTTGTGAGACAGCGTTCAAGCGGGTCCGTCATAAGTTGAAGTGGTTCCGCTCAGCAGCAGTTCCGTTATCCACCGATCGAGTGCTTCAAGATCATCCATATACTTTAGAGAGCTGTGAAGTGATGCTTAGCTTGATCGGGGGAGCGTCATCGTCGCCGCCGACAGGTTGGTAGGCTTTTCCAAACAGTTGCTCGGCGAGAAATATCTTAATGCGCTCGCTTTTCTCCGCGGCGATCTTCAGGTCTGCAACAAATGCCTTAATCTCTTGCGGCTCGAAATGGTCGCGGAGCTTCGGGAGCTTGCCCGGCTTACGTCCTGATCCTTTCCGCTTGCCTCCATGTGCCATACTTGAAAAAGTTGATTGTTATTTCTTAATCGGCCGCTTTCGCGCCGTCTTCCTTGTCGTCAGAAAATAGTTGTCTTTGTTGCTGTAGTTGCGCTTCGCCATATGTTCATATTGTAGCACAGAACATGAAATGACGATTGCGAGTGTGCATAACGCACAAACCCCCTCTCGGGGGCTAGTGACGGGAACGGCCTTTCGACCTGGCTCCCGTTATCCTTGAATCGTAACATGCCTCGTTTTTTGTGCAAGGAAGCTCCAACACCATCCGCAGATCCTCATTACTCACCTCCTCCGTATGCGTGTAGAAGAAGAAGCGGTTGAGCCAGATGATGAGACGCATGTGGTACTGGGCGCGGGTCATCAGAATGAGAAATGGCCTGAAAGAAATGTGACAATGACGAGGCATGTCATCATTCCGATCAGGAAGAAGCGGCCGGATGTGTCGTTCATACGCCTATCTTGCGGCGGCTCTTGTAAGTCTCTCTGAATCCGCACCACTGGCACCACAGCTGCATATCGTTATCGGGATAAATGGGCGGGGCGTAATGCCAGTTGAAACGATGGGCGAGCTTCATCAACGGCCGATACCAAAATCTTCGTAGGCTCATACCCTGTTGATTATAGCACCACGTCCGCTTGCGGCGGATAGATGATGTGCATTTTGCGTAGCTCCTGCTTGAGAGCGGCAAGCTCTTTCGCCCAGTCCGATGATGTCATGCGCGTAGGAATGTAGCGGGCAGCGTGAGCCTTATCCCAGAGAGCTACGCGGTCCGCTGGTAAAAGCTGCCGCACAATCTCGTTGTATCGCTGCTCGTTCCACTTCTTCCAACCGTGATGTCCTTTGCAGACACAGACAACGAGGCGCGTGTCGGCGTAGGTGGCGCTGTTTGCTCTGGTGACGAGATGGTCCGCTTGGAGGATGAGATGGCCGTCTTTTGCGTAGCCGTTGCAGCTGGGGACACCATCGCCGACATTGAGGTAGACCGCTAAATCGGGTTCGCCGCGTTTGAATAGCTGAAAGATACAACCGCCATCGCGCGCAATCACAATCGCTCGTACCGTCGCCTGTATGTCGTCCTTGATGTGGGCTGTATCAGAGCCGCCTTTTGCGGCTAGTGGGGTGCGGCGTTTAAGAAAGCCACCACGCTTCATACATTGAAAATTGTTCTCTCCATGACGCTCCTTCCGGGGTCATGGAAGAAGCGCAACTATGAAATGCTCTCAGAGAGAGCGTCATGCCGGGAACTTAAGCTACCAAATCATCTTTGCTCATGAATGAATTCTACCACGCGCCGCCGCAACGGCAGCTCGCACGATGTGGATAAAAAGCGCTCCCTGCTAGCGGCAGGCAAGGTACCAGCAGGGAGCGAAGCTCAGTCGGGACTGTTCGGAAGCAAGCGCAGGGGTACGTCATCAGGCGCTAGGTGCGGACCCTTCCCGACCTTTAAGCGAACGTAATCCTTCGCTGCGCAGACATCACCGCAGAAGACGCGGCCATTGATGGGAGAGATGAGAGCCGGTTCGTCCAGCGGCTTCCCGCATTCGTCGCATTCGAAAACGAGCGGGATTCTGAGTGCGGCCACGAGCAAATCTCCCTTACGCAACTTTCGGGAGATTAAACGCATAAATCTTGATTTCTGACGGACCTGTAAAGCACTGATAACGCTAAGTATTTGATAAACTACCTGAATGAGTTCCCATTACCGAGTACAACCGATTTTTTGGCTCAAAACTTCGCGGTTTCGTATTTTTTCACCGTCCTCGCAACTGCCACTTGCAGAAATCAAGATATTCGCCGGATTATGAATCTCTACGGCTACGCGCGGGTCAGTACCAACGGACAGGCACTTGATGCCCAGGTATCGCAATTGGAAGCGGCCGGGTGTGCTCGCATCTTTCGTGAAAAGGTCAGCGGCGCAAAGGCCGACCGTGCCGAGCTAAAGAAGCTGCTACGGACGCTGCGGGTGGGGGATCTGGTGCTGGTGACGCGGTTAGACCGCCTCGCCCGGTCAACCCGAGACCTTCTCAACATCCTCGCGTTGGTAAGCGACAAGAGCGCAGGCTTCCGCTCCCTAAGCGATGTGTGGGCTGACACCACGACGGCACACGGCCGGCTGATGCTAACGATATTGGGCGGGCTGGCAGAGTTTGAACGTGAGCTGATTAAGTCCAGGACGGCAGAAGGCAGGGCTAGAGCCGTGGCAATGGGTGTCCGCCTCGGTCGGCGCCCTAAACTGGATGAGGAGCAGCGCAAGGCTGCTTGTGAGCGCAAGCAAGCGGGGGAGGATGTGGCGTCGATCGCGCGGGACTACAACGTGTCCGATTCTACGATTTCACGGCTTCAGTGCGGTTGAGGGCGAGCCACAGACGGGCGACTGCTTCGATTGGCGTTAATCCAACACCAATAGGTGAATTGTAATCTCTGATGTTATCTCCCGTCGGTCGTCCAGCCTTCCAATCAATAGGACTGATTTTCATTAATGCGCTGAACCCATCCCCGCACTCCTCGATGAGTTGACCTAGAAGAAAGCCGCCCGTGTACCCTGCGCGGCGCAACTCATTCTGCCACGGCTCAAATAGATGTTCTTCGCGGTGATGCTTGGGACAGAGCCAGCGTACCTCTAACGGTTTGCTGTAATCCTCATGGTGCCCCTGAGCGTTAGGCTCTTGACATATCTCGCACGGCCGGCGCGTTACTTTCCCTTGTCGGACTGCATCGCGTAGCTGCTGCGCAGCACGTCCCTTCTCAGACTTGTTGTATGCGCGGCTCTTTTCGAGCTTAGGGATTTGATTTTTTAGGTAGTAGTCATGCTGCCAAACCTTGTTCTTTTCTCTACGGACTTCAGGTTTGCATTGTGTGCAATAAATCTGGGAGTTGCTATTGGCACGGAACAAACGGGAGCATTGGGCACACCGTTTTGTAACGGAGTAGACCATAAATCATTGGGTCAACTCCTTCGCCAGCGCGTAATCCATATCCTCAAATTATATCATCCAAAAAGAACCCCGCCATCGACTTAGACCGCCTCTGGGGAGAGTCGTTCACGGAGGAGAGCAATGCGTTGAGCGTAAGAGACTAAGCGATGACAATTGGCACAGAGGGTCTGAAGGTTTTCTACGCCGCCATTCTTTCGGTTACCGTCTTTGTGATGCACGTCTAGCTGGCAGGGATGTCCGGTGAATTGACACTGCTCGCATATGGTTCGTTTCTGCTTACGATAATGCTTGTCTGGAAGCGCGTTCAAAAAATTCAGCTGACAGGGGCGGCAAATGCTTTCTTTTATATTGCCGTTCGTTGCGAGCCGTAGACTGTCTCTAGGAAAAAGCTTCTTGCACTTGCGGCATTGCGATTCTGCAAGCCTTCGTTTCGACATACGCTACTGATTATAACAGAGAAAATCCCCGTGCTTTGTCAGAGTCACGGGGATATCGCAATCCGGTGGGAGCACAGCATCCCATTGAAGCAAGCAATGCTGCGGCAAGGCTCCAGACGTAGCCCGTAACGGCGCTTGTATTGCTCAAGCGGTCATCCGTCAGCGTCATGATGGCTCGGCGATAGTTGGGGTCACTTCTTGCGGCGTGGTGCCATTATTTCTTGGACCAGTTCACGCGCAATCATCATGCACACGCTCATTGCGGAGCCGTATGGTCCCTTCGGACTCTCACGGCTAAAGAACGGTGCACGCCAATAATACCAGTAGGCTCCTCGCTTCTCGACGTTGTAGCTCGGAAGCGAGATGACGTTCGGCTTGTCGAGCATCACACCGCCTCCTTCCTGATCTGTTCAAGGTCAAGCGCTCGGAACTCCGGGATGGTCAGATTCGGCCCTTCGTAATGCTCGTCCCCGACGCGAACGAATGCTGCGAAGTCGGCTCTGAACCCACCTGTTTTTGTGCAGGTTCGATGGCTTGCCGGCTCTCCGACTAGGAACCCGTGATACAGATAAACCGCTGGCGGAAGGATGCTTAGCATTTCATCGTAGCGTTCTTCGGTGCACTTTTTCCACATCACTATTTCTCCTCGGTTGCGGAGGCGAGCGCGTCCACAAGCCGCGCTCAGTTCCGAAACCGAAGAACCTCGCTGAATTATACCCCCTCCGCTGCCTGCCGATTCGCGACAGTCATCGCTCGGTCCATCGACCACCTAGCGATACGTAAACGGTAGTGCAGCGTGATGTATTTCACAGGGGCTTGCTCTGCCCATTCAGCAAGTGTCTTTGTTTTTCCGTGCCATGCGATGAGGACATTATCTCGTCGATTGCGCGAGTTCTGGCGTGCCGTTACCCAATGGCAGTTGCGCTTAGAGTAGTTCCTGTTGTTGTCGCGTCGGTCTAATTGAATATTTCGGCTGCCTACGTTTGAAGAGGCCAGGCGATAACTGGCGGCCATGTCATTCACAAATTGGTCAAGCGAGGTCCATTCACATCGAATGCCTCTTCCTCCGTATCTATCGTAACCCTTTGCTGTCGGTTTGGTGCAGCGAGCAAGGATGCTGTGAAAAACTGTTCGCAGGCGGGTGCGAATTTTCTGTCTATCCGCTTGATAACGACAATTCTTGTTGCAGAATTTTGCGGTAGGGATTTTTGCGAAATAAGGAAGCAGGCAAGTTTCACATAGGGCTTCTTTGGGATAACCGGCCTTGATTCCTCTCATATGCAATCATTGTATCACGCAGCTTAATGTTAAAATGCGATGCACATGGGGATAACGGCGGCTACTTGTACAGCTCGCATCCTATCGCCAGCGTGATTGAACGCTGACCAGCGAACACGCCGATGCGCCAATGAAAGAGACAGTCCGCGTATTCAAAGACGCCCTCACTGTGATCGTCCATCGTGAAGTGTGCGGCTTGGCTCATGCGATAGAGCGCCCGTCCGCGCATTTGAGATGGAAGCTCGTAGACCGTCGGCGTCATCAAGACAACGCCACCTTTAAATTCAGTTCGTAATAAGTCGTTAAGCTGGATGATGTTCGCCTTGTCCATCTCGATTTTGTAGCGAGAGGATTTGATGCTGTAACCGTTGGCGATGATGTGCGGCGAGTGACGACGGTGCACTATGGGGCGCGGTGCGGTGATGTTGCTTTTTTGCTCCGATAGCCGTTGCGGTGTTCCCTAGCATGGAAAACACAATAGCCCGCGGAATTGCTGCATTGAGTGGCTTGGCGTTTGAATGCAGTAATCAGCTTTTTGTTGGGTCTGTAAGTCATCACCTAAGTCTAACAACCAAAAAAAGAGCCGCCCATATTTCAGAGCGGCAGTTGGGGAGAACTCAAGCCTTCCGCTTTGGGATAGGCACCACGTTGTCGATCGGTAGTTGCCATTTAGGCGGCAGCTTTTCGATTTCAGTGAGGCCGATGTAGCCGGCAAGTGTTCCGTCTTCGAGACGAATAGGAACGGCAACGGTCCCGCGCATCAATCCTTTCCCGGCAAATCCTATGCCGAGCGCCTTTGCGGTCTCAGCGTCGAAGCCGAGGACGGCTACGGCGTCGTGGGAGTGCTCAAGGTAGTCCAGAGCTTTCATGCCGCCTTCTACTGCCGACGCCTTTGCAGGTTCTTCCTGCTTGGGCGTTGAAATGCGGAAGTGCTCGGCCATTTCTTGCGCTGCTTCGCGTTGGCTCGCTCCTCGGACGTGAGCAACGAGGGCAATTTGGTCCCCGCCCTTGCCGTCCGAAAAACAATAATACGAGCCCTTTGACACATTGACGGCGAGTGCCCGTTCTCCTCCCGCCCGGCATTGTGGACACGCTGAGCGGAGTTGGTCATTGCCCTTCATGTGAAGGTCGAGCATTTGGACGCACTGAGCGATACTCACCTTTTCCTTAAGTTGGGCGAAGTCGATGAAATCTTTGCCGGCCATGGCGTTCTCCTTTCATGTTTGAGAGCTGGCCGTTGTTCATTGTACCTTGCCGTAGCGTGGTAGAATCGGGACAGGATGTAGTGCGGGACGCCCGAAAGGGTATGCCACTGGGCAACCTGTGGCCGTAGTGTCGCTGACACTGCGCCAGCCAATCGTGCGCGTAAGCCGCGTTCAGTGAAAACTGAAGAGCGATTGGCTCTGGCGTCCCGCACTTCATCAAACTGAACCTTGATGCGGGAGAAGAGAGGCATCCAATGACTACCGAAACCGACACGCGCTCGACGAGGCGCGGTGTACAGCCCGAGAAGCGCGAAATAGCGTTTTACGTTCGCGCCAAAACGGGTCCCGGTCCGCGTGACTGGAGCCCCGTGGGAGTGTGTTTTCCGCGAAAGAACGGCGCGGAAGGCTTCACAATCAAGCTGAACACCTGGCCCATCGACACCGCAAACTTCAAAGGCGCGCTCGTCCTCGTTCCGCCCTTCGCGGAACAGGAAGAGGTCGTTGAAGACTAGCGATCTCAAGCGGCCAACTTTGGAGCCACATCTACGGGTGTGGCTCGCTTATTTCTGCGCTTGTTTGGGAAGTAACCATACTTTTTCTCTGCCGCCTCTCTCATCGCACATGCCTCCTCGAATTGGCGTGAGCTGCCTAAGTAGGTCTCTCGTCCGTCTATTGTGATGTAGACCCGCCATGTACCGGGACGGCCTTTTCGCTTCTGAACACCAGTACGTCCCGTAGTGTTGAGGCTACTGATTCCACAATTCTTTGCGTTGCCTTGCTTCGTTACGAGCCGCAAGTTGGTGATGCGATTGTTTGTTCCGTTACCGTCGATGTGATCAATCAACAATTCAGTAGGCATCGCTCCGTAAACGAGCATCCAAATGAGACGATGTGCATAGTAAGGCCAACCGTCGACTGTCACCTTAATCCGGGGGAACTGACCTCTGGCAATAGAACCTGCAATATCTCCCGGTTGAAGACCGTGGCCGTTTCCTACCTTCCACCAAAGGTCGCCCGTATCAGCGTCGTAATCAAATAACTCGAATAAACGTCTCTGCGTTGGAATCGTCTTGGCTGTGTACATAAACGACGGCTAGAGACGCGCCGCCTTGTAAGAAGCGCGTCCCCAGCAGTTACAAGGCTGGTAAGACTGAATTGTACCATGTCATTCGTCACCCTGGGCGGCCTTCGGGTCGCCCGTCCTTTTTATGCATTGAAATAGAAATCATGATGGCCGACACGTTCATACGGCATGGTGTAGGCGCGGGTATCAAGGGGCTCCTTTGAGCCGTAGTAAGGGAAAACAGCGAAGCCGATGGTTGAGGCGGCGCGTTTGGAGATCTGCCCTTCCCTCACGAATTGCGCGAGATGCGCCTTCATCGTTTCCTTGCGGTCGGCATTCACTGTGACGAACGGGATGAAGTCGTTAAGCAACCCCAGCTCCGAATTGAACAAGCCTTGTTGCGCGACGGCAGCGTGAGCCAGGAGCTTGTTGTCGATGGTGCTGGATTTCTTATGAGAGTAAGAGAACTGCTCTGTGCCGCAGTCGATCTCCGGCCCTCTCGAAAACTGGAAGGTATCTTCTGAAATGTTCTGAAGTCCGAACGGTCGCCAGTCAGTGTTGATGCGCTTGCCTCCCACCTCGATAGCAGGGCTTCCGTTGAGGCGTGCGCGAATCTCCGGCCACTCGATAAAGCGTTTGCGGGTATCCGCTGCTACACCGGCACAGAGCGAAACCATCCAGCGAACAGACATAGCCCGGTGGTCGAAGTCTGAGCCTGCAAGGGGTTCGTAGTCGGGTACTGCGTGCTTGGTGTTGATTATCTGTCCGGCTGGGGTGAGCTGGTAGAACAGGTCTGTGCTCCAAAGTTGGCTCTTATGCCGCTCCTGCCAGTCGGACAGTTTTATGAAACGAGCGTTATCGGCCTTCGCAAGCTGGATTGTCCGGTAGATGTGACGGTCATGGTGAGGCAGAAGCAGGTTAAGCTCTTTGAAGCCAAGCATCCCGAAGCGAGCGAAGTGATGGAGTACGTCAGGATTCGTGCCCTTCTCAGGGTCGAAGTGCCACGGCTTCTTTGTGACTGGGTTTTTTAAGGCGGCGTTGGAAAATTTGCCCATACATTTTCAAATACTCGGAAAATCAATTGTGTCCACGTTTGCCATGAGGCGTCATGTAGAGACTGGATGCGCAATGGCGCACCATGAAATTATAACCTACCAACCCTTTTTTGGCTTGGTTAGGTCTTCGTCCTGTGGATGCCGCGGCTGGGGTTGCCTGGGCTGCGCTTCCTGCGGCTCTGCTCGTGGTGCTGGCAATGCTTTGGGATTCGCATACTGAACGCGCATCTTTTCCCGTAGCGCACTCTGCTCTCCGGCAGTCATCCGTGGCAGCTTGCGCATGTCGTGGTACGGAATGTCGAGGGCAAGAGCGTGTTGCGTGTAGTCACGGACGTATGCAGCAAACTTTCCAACGGGAAGGCTCTGTAAGAACTCAGGTGTGGTTCGTAGGTCTGGCGCGAGCTTCTTTGCCTCCTCATCGCTGTTCGCCATGCGGATAGCGCAGTTCGATAGGGCGCTGAGGACATTCGCTGAGATTATCTGGGCTGTTCTCTGATGAGCCAGGATGAGGCCGATCTTCTGCGAGCGGCACTCGTCAAGGATGGTTGGGACCTTCTCGTCCTGTTTGATGACGTTCTGGCACTCGTCGATGTAGAAATAGCAGGGCAGCTTGTCGGCGGGCCGTCTACCGGAGCGTTGCTGCGCCGCCGACAGAACAAGTGCGATAAAGAACCGCCCGAAAAACTCAGCACCTTCTTCTCCTAGAAGTGCTTTCGAGTTGTTGATGACGATAATCTTCCCGGCGTCCATTTCCTTTCCGAGGTCAAGTTTGGTCTTAGGGGCGTCGAACATCGCTCGCATCAATCGGTTCGTCCGCAGGAAGTCGAGCCGCCATATGAGCTGTGTCCGCGTTCCTTTGTACGTCTCGGAATCGAACTGCGTATCAAAGAACTCTTGAAGCTCTGGGTCGAGGTTGCTGAAATAGTTGCCGTACTTCTTCGGCCCGCTCGCAATGATGTCCCGGAAATGAGTGAGAGTAGGATTGGGGATGCACTGGATGATTGCTGGCAGGACATGCCGAAAAAGCGTCATCTGTAGCGGCGTGAATTTCGCATCCAAAAGAGAGCTGAACACGTACTCGATAAGCGCGATGGTGTGCTCAATGTCGGAACTCGGGATGTCGAGCGGGTTGAGGGCGAGAGGAAAATCCGCGTCCGGCTCGATGAGTACAAGCCTGTCTTGTACAGCCTTAAGCTCTTTAATGGGATTGATGAGGTCGCCCTTGCTGTCCATCACGATAATGGATGCGTCTCGCGGAAGGTCTTCAAGAAACATATGGTGCAAGAGTGTCGTCTTGCCGCGTCCAGGCGGTGCGATGATCCAATGTCCGCTAAAGCGCGTCTCCTGGGGAATTGAAAAAGGAATTTGAACGTCGAGGATTTCATCAAATGGAGTGTTCTTAAGATAGGCGTTTGCGATTTGCGCGGGCGTCCCTTTGAACTCGCGAGGGCCGATCAGTTTTCCACCCTTGTAGTCTGCAAAACTGCGGATGCCGGTCGCTTCCATATAGTTAACTAGCAAAACTTCTTGCATAGATTCGAAAATATCAGGTCGCTTTTGTATAAACGGTCGCATCAACGTAGCGACCGTCTCTCGTACATCGATCACATCAATCAACGGGACAGTCGTTGATGCTTCCTCTTTAGGAGCGGAAGTCTGGATTGCGATGAGCGGTAAACCATCAGTGAAATCGCTGAAAAGCTGGACCATTTCTGCTGTGAAGGCAGCAATTAGCTCTTCCACAACTTCAAGCCTCTGAATCTCCTTTTTTATGAGGTCTCGGTAGCGCGCAACTTCAATTGGGTCCGCAAATTCTGGCGGTGGCGTGATGTAGTCGAAGTGTTCTCGGCGATAGAGCAAGACCGCAGCCACAACAAATCCAACATAAACGGGTGTGACAGGACAATTGCCAATTGAACGTTCAGCCAAAAGCACTTTTTGTATGATTTTTAGATACTCAGTCGGCAACGGGACGTTCTTCCGAGCCAGAACTAGCTTCGCGTGTTTGTATAAATCTTCCATCAAACCTCGAACGGCTCCGATGGCTTGCCATAATCCGCCGTATCGAAAATCAGGCTCTTGAGCGTGGGGAGGAACTTGTCTCTCACATGTTTCTCAAAATCTTGTGCCTCGGGAATTGTCTGAAATGCTTCTGATACTCCACCGTTTTTATGGATGCGTTCAATATCCACAAACGAAACGCGGGCGACTCGTTTTTCGTCGCCGTTGGCGAGACTGCTGAATATCTTGTTCGGCGGCAGATTAACTCCGGTCTTCGACAGGTTGCGGTGCTTGATAATCGCTAGCTCTTCCTCTGAGAAGACGATCCCAACGTTGACCCGATAGACAGGCTTCTTGCTCGCGAATAGAGATGGAGTGATGATCTCCTTCGTTTCCACATGTTCGATGGTAACGCGCATGGCGTTTTCCTAATCAAAGCTCGAACGTATCCGTTTTTCCCAGTTCTCGGCTTGCATCAAGAAGAGCTTTTAACGCGGGAAGGTGCTTCTCCTTCAATTCAGTTTCGAACGCCTTAGCGTTTACTAAATTGTCGAAGGATCGAACGGATGGCCGACCGTCTTTGAACAACCCAATCGGAAGACCTACAATTTCGCCGTCCTCGAACATGTCGTAGGAGTAAAGAGGATAGTCTTTCAATTTTCTGTGCTTGATTATTGCAAGCTCTTCTTCGGAAAAGACAATCGTCAGGAGTACAACGTATGAAGGGTTTTTGAAGATAAAACCCTTGGTCTCTTCCTTGTGCTCAATGGTGATGCGCATGACCGTCCTATAAAAAAGGGGCGACCAAGTGTGCACCTCAGCCGCCCCCGCTCCTTACGGAGTATTCCAGTCTTCAGTCACGTCGAGACCGTGGGTCTTCAAATAGGCCAGCACGTCCAACATGCGCCACACGGGGTGAGCATTACGATCCTTGCCGAGCTTGCGACATCGGGGAAACCGATTTTCGCCATAGGTCTCGTCAAACATCATGCGCCACGTATGAGCGCGTGAGTACGGCCAGCCAAGTTTCTTTAGGCCCTTCCAGTCTACTATCAGCGGCTTGTTAGACATTGCGAATGCTCCTTGATGGAGCGTTGCGCAACGCCCGGTAGACCACCGGTAGTGCAGCCGAATGGCTGCTATGAGAGACTATGCGGACTCCTACGCAGCCGCAAGCTGTGCATGGTGCTCCATAGCGCCTCCAACAGCCAAAATAACCTTTAGACGCTGCTCCCATTTAGCGAGGGCTTCCCGCTTCTCGGGCAAGTAGTCGTAGCGGTCATAAATTTCGTCAAGTTCGGTTTTACCGCCACCCGTGACGTGGTTGAGAAGGATTTCGCAAACCTCTCTCGGCACGCGAAGTTTAGCCATGTTCGACCGGAAGGTGCGGCGCAGGTCTCTCACCTGCCAGCCGGTGACGCCGGAAGCCTTGTCGAGTTCTTGCTTGAGCTTGCCCCATGAGCCGTCATTGAAATGGCTGTACGGTCCTACGTTGCCCGTGAAGAAATAGTCGCCTTCTTCCGGCTGCTCGGCGAGAATTGCCCGCGCCATCGGGAACAGGGGGATTGAGTGGGACCGGCCGTTCTTCGTGAACTTGCCGGGGATGGTCAGTAAGTCCTCATCAACCCATGTGCGCTTAAGGCGGGCGGTCTCGCCGTTGCGGGTGCCCCACAAGATGAGCAGCCGTATCATCGCGCCGAATTGGCCCTGACAAGCAAACCAGACTTTCGCCAGTTCTCGGTCGCTCAAGATGCGGTCGCCCTTCCTGTCCTCGCCTGGGGGCGCGTAGCCCTCAAGCGGGCTGTGCTTGATGTACCGATGTGGTGGGCGGGTACACCATCGCAGGAACGTCCTATGAGCGCGGAAGGCGTGTAGCTGCTCGCTCGGGGTGCGGGCGAGCGTGTCGAGCTGTCGTTTGATATCGTCGTCGGTGATGTCGGGTAGCGGCTTCTTTTGAAGCGCAGGAAACTTAGCCAAGAGGCGCTTGGCCTCGGATTTGGACCGCTCCTTCTTGCCCTTGTAGTTCTCCTCCAAAAAGAGAGGAGCGGCGGCCTCGAAGGTCAGGCTCGTGGCCTTCGGAGCGTAGGGACTGCCGAGGGCAATGAGAGCCTGCTTGCGGGCGTCTGCGAGGGGCAGCGCGGGATAATGCCCCAGCTTCAATTTGGTGCTGTGTACGCCCTTGAGAACGATCCACGTGCGGCGGTGCTTGCCGACCCGCAGCCCGAACGCCGGCGTCTTGGTGTCGAAGTACGTGCCCGGTTTGAGGCTGCGTACCGATAAATCTGTGAAGGCTACCTTCGACAT